CAAAGGTTGGGACAACTGGGGCCAACGGTTCCAACGGTTCCAACGGTTCTGTCATCCTGATCCCCAACTAGGAGCGTCATGGCCCGCACTCTTTACATCAACCCCGATGCCGTGAACGGACCTGTTCGGGCGACACAATTGGGATGCGGATGGATGCCGACGGTGCCATCCGAGTTTGTCTCCCTAGTGTCAGCGTTGCCTGTGGTCATACTGACGGGGCAGGGGATCACTGAGATCATATCTGACATTCCACCAACGACGAGTGTCGTCGTCGCAGCGGCACTCGCCCCTATTCTGGCCCTTGAACAGAACGCCGCCGCGGCGCAGAGTGCCTTATCTGCGAATCTGGTGACGGTGCAGCAGCGAGCAACGGCCGCGCTTGTTGCGAATGCCAACTATCTGGCGTTGGGTAACCCGACGAACCTACAGGTGGTCGCACAAGTTCAACTTCTCACCAAGGAATGCAACGCCTTGATCCGGTTGGTCCTGGGACTCGGTTCCACTATCACTGATACAGGATGAGTCATTGACTCACGGTGGCGCATCCTATGGTGGGGGGGACTATGCGGGCAATGGTCTCGTAATAGTCCCGATGTCAGGTGCTGGAACCCTGGGTTTTTCTGGTACTGCCGCAGCGATTGTGGTGGAAGCCGCGACCGGCATAGGGTTCCTGACCTTTGGCGGCTCGGCCACGGCCACTGTTGTCGTCCCGGCAGCGGGAACCGGCCATCTGAACCTGTCTGGCACTGCCAGCGCCACCGTCAAAGTTCCCGCGGCCGGGTCCGGTCCTCTCCGTTTCGACGGTGCCGCCACCATCGGGGAGCGGGTCCAAGCATCCGGGTCCGGTGCACTCACCTTCGCAGGGTACGCCGGTCCTCTTGTCGTCGTGGCCGCCTCCGGGTCCGGTCACCTGACTTTCAGTGGAACCGGGTTGGCCGTGGTCGCCGTACCCGCTTCTGGTACCGGAACCCTCACGTTCACCGCCACGGGCACCGCCGGACTGGTGGTCCCGACCTCAGGTACAGGGAACTTGTCCTTGGACGGCACAGGGACGGTAGAGGGGACGCCAGGGGTCACCACCCCGCCCGGTGGCCGTCCCCAACGTCGCCGCCGTCAAGGATGGTCGGAAGCCCCTCAGGACTTCACCCCTTCCTGGCCTCACCCTCGGGTCAAGGTCGCCACACCCGTCAAGTCCCGTCCCGTCAAGTCGGGACAGCGGCCGATTGTCCCGACAGAAGAAGATCTTCCCCCCACGATCCCTGAACTTGACGGGGATTTGGTTCTGATGGCGCTTTACGCAAACGGCACGATCACCGACACCGAACTTTTCGCTCTCCTACTCGCCTTGGCATGAAGGGATCAACCAAATGACTGACATGGGCCAACCGTTCATTGTTCACTACCCGGACGCCGGGGCACCGCAGGTGTACACACCTGAGTCCGACGACATGGACGACTCGATCCCTGGCCTCGCGATGGCGGTTGACGCTGCCATCGACGCCATCGGGGACGCTTTGGACGAGGGGAACATCGGGCAGGCGCAGGCCCTTTTGACGGCGGCCGAAACGGTGTCTGACGCCTTGCTGGCGGCTGTCGGCGCACCCGACGCCGACGACCCTGACGATGGAGGTATGGGGTGAGCCGAGGTGGCAGTTGGCCGACATGGCCGCTCCAATCCGCTGGCACAACCCGACAAGAGGTGGTTGTGAACCATCTTGAGGTAGTTGTCGGGAAACTCGACCTCGAACCGGATGACGTTCTCGTCATTCGATGTTTGGTGCATGTCGGCCCCGAGCAGATCGAACGGCTCCAAGCACAGGCGACGGCGATCGTCGGGGCTGATCGCAAGGTGATGGTGCTTGGCAGGGATATGGAACTGACCAAAATCTCAGGAGGCCATGATGGCTGACAAGTACTCCGCTTCCGAACTGCGGGCACTCGGGGAGAAGGGCCACGCCTTCAAGAAGGCCGACGGCACCTACTCCTACCCCATCGGGGACGCCGAAGACCTCACGTCGGCCATTCACGCCGTCGGGCGGGGGAGCGCGTCCCATGAGGACATCCGCAAGTTCATCGTCAAGCGAGCTGGTGAACTGGGATTGTCGGACAAGATCCCTGACACCTGGAACTCGGACGGGTCCATGAAGGATGGCGAGATGCGCTCTGAGGTCATCGACCAAGCCAACATGGCGGTTCGCTCGGTGCTCTTGGACGACATCTCCATCCGCTCCGGTGGCGACGGTCGCACGGTGGTCGCCTACGCGGCGATCTTCGATGCCCCGTATGAGGTACAGGACATGGATGGTCATTACATGGAAACCATCCAGAGGTCATGTTTCGACAAGACACTCGCTGAGCGGATGGCGCAGGTCGTTTGCCTCTACAACCACGGCAAGACTCTCTACGGGACGCCATCCGAGCGGTTCTCCATGCCACTCGGACTCCCCCTGGAGATTCGCCCCGACAACAAGGGACTGCTCACGGTCACCCGGTACAACAAGAATCCGCTGGCCGACGAGATTTTGGAGTCGATTCGTAGCGGTGAAATGCGAACCCAGTCGTTCCGGGCTCAGTTCATGCCCGGACGCTCGCAGCGCACCCGCGGCGGCTACAACGGAATGGACAGCATCGTGCGTTCCGAGGCGAAACTGTTCGACTTCGGCCCGACACCCATCGCTGTGAACCATGAAGCGGCCATCGTCGGGGTGCGCTCCGGGATGCCTGTCGTGGAGGAACTGGTGGACACGATCCACGGCCTCGGGGACGACGACCGCCGGGAACTGATCCGCATCCTCGGATCCCCACTGACCCTCAACACCACCGCACGATCCGACACCGAAGGGGATTCCAACGCTTCCGGTGACAATGGTGGTATCGTAGGACAGCAAACAGACGCAGGCGCCGCCCCCACGGGCACCCCTGCGGCAAACGACACGCCGGCCAACACGGGCCACCTGTCGGGACCGACACAAGAGCAACGCCAGCGCCGCGTGCGTGCCATGCAACTGGCGACCTCGACCCTCACTCCCGAAAGGAACTGACCCATGCCCGACACCCCTTCCGGTGGCGCACGACTCGCAGAGATCCGTGCCCGCCAGACCGAGATCCGCACCCGACACGCCGCCCTCCAGTCGGAGATGGCGACCCTCGGTGCCGTCGACGGCGACCTCGACGAATCGCAGCGTTCCGCATGGGACGCCGGGACCGCCGAGTTCGACACCATCACCGCCGAACACCAGACCCTCGAGGACGAGGCCGCACCCCTTCAGGCCCGCGCCCTTCGCCTCAACGAGATCCGTTCCTCCAACCTCGCCACCTCGGCTGTCGCCGTGACCGGTGACGGGGCCGCAGGTAGTGGCCAAGCCCGCGCCGCGTTCAACATCGGCAACACCGGGACCGACGACATCTACGACCGGGCGAACATGAACCCGTTGAACCCGAAGGACGGCGCGTCCTACCGGGACCGGGCCTCGTTCGCCATCGACTCGTGGCGCAGCGCGGAACCGGAGTGGAAGAAGTCGGCGCAGAAGCTGATCGACAACGCCGACAACTCCCGCCGTGACCGCCAGGTGGCCGACCACATCCTCACCTACGGCAACCCCATGTACGTGCGGGCGTTCACCGCGTTCCTCCGTCAAGGCCCCGAAGGTTTGCACATGGTGGACCGCGACGACGCCCGGTACTTCACCGAGGCTCGCGACCGTGCCGTCAACGAGGGTTCCATCTCCGCGGGTCAGGCCATCGTGCCGCCGTTCCTCGACCCCACGCTCCTCATGACCAATGCCGGAATTGTCAATCCGATCCGGTCCATCTCCACTGTTAAGACAATTACGACACAGACGTGGAAGGGTGTCACCTCTGCCGGCGTCACGGCGGAATGGACTTCTGAGGCCGCCGAGGCGACCGATGCGTCCCCCACGTTCACCCAGCCGTCCATCACCCCCGTCCGAGCCGACGCGTACGTGCAGGCGTCGTTCGAGACGATCGAGGACACCAACCTGGCAACCGACATCGCCATGCTGTTCGCGGACGCCCGCGACCGGCTGGAAGGCGCAGCGTTCGCCGTGGGCACTGGGTCCACCCAGCCGTACGGGGTGGTCACCGAACTCCAGTTGGTCACCGCGTCGCGCACCTCGGCGCAGACCAACGGGTCCATCGGCGCCATCGACGTGTTCACCGTGGACACCAACATGAGTCCCCGGTTCCGTCCCAACGCCCAGTGGATCGCCGCCAAGGGGATCATCAACATCCTCCGGGCGCTCGCCACCGGCCCCTCTCAGGCGCAGTCCGCGTTCTGGGTCGACTTCGGTGGAGCGGTCCCGTCCAAGTTGATCGGCTACCCGATGAACGAGGCGTCCGCGATGCAGAACTCGCTCAGCGCCGCCACCGCCTCCAATGACGACGTTCTCGTCCTTGGGGACTTCAAAGCGGGGTACTACATCGTCGATCGAATCGGATTTTCCGTGGCCTATAATCCCTTGGTCATTGGCGCAAATCGCCGGCCAACTGGCGAGGTAGGTTGGTTTGGGAGCTGGAGAGTTGGCGCACGGGCCGTCGTGCCCTCCGCTTTTCAGCTCTTAAGAGTATGACCTAGACACGCCGCTGGTGGGTTAATCGCCATGTGGCATGTCGCTCCAACGTAGAATCTGGTACAATAAGGGAGAGCCAGGGGATGGACCCCCTGGCTCTCTACCAGACCTATGTAGGAGGTCCGATATGCTGAACAGTACTTGCTCGATCGATGGGTGCGGAACCGCTGTCTGCTCTCGGGGGATGTGTGAACCGCACTATCGGCGGTGGCTGAAGAGCGGAAGTTCGGCGCCTTTCATTGACATCTCCTGTCTTGAATGCGGGATCGTGTTCCAGTATCAACTGCTAGGACATAAAGGTCGGCCCCCCACTGTTTGCGATGATCCCGAGCGGGACTGCAAACGGATCAGGGCGAACCGCATGGAGCGAGATCGTGCCCGCAGCCGGGGTGTTGTATCTAGGCGTCTCGCCAATGTCCCATGCGAAGTGGACGGGTGTGATGGCCGAGCCCGCTCGCAGGGATTGTGCGGCATGCACTACAAGAGGTTGTTGGGATCAGGCGAAGTCGGTCCCACTACTTCTTTGCATGAAGTTTGTATGGTGCAAGAATGTGAGTCCGGTCGATGGGCGCGCGGACTGTGCCGCTTGCACTACGCCCGCCAGTTGAAGGACGGCGATCCTGGTCCTCTGCGGCGCAAGAAGCGAGGAAACGGCGAGCGTCAACCGTTGCCGAATGGTTACATCCGCATCCGAGTTGATGGGCGCACCCTTGATGAACACCGATTCGTGATGGAGCAATTGATCGGGCGGCGGTTGGTCAAGGGCGAGAACGTCCACCATGTCAACGGGGTCAAGTCAGACAACACGACGGACGGGCCGCTGGTCAACTTCCGTAGCGGCAATCTGGAACTGTGGTCGAAGTCGCAGCCGAGCGGGCAGCGGGTGGCAGACAAGGTGGCATGGGCGAAGGATCTGCTCGCCTTGTACGACCCGGACGCGTTGGCCTCGTAAGTTCTCGTCCCCTTCCCCCCGTCGGGGGACGATGCCGGCGGGATGGGGTGGGAGCCCGAATCTCCTGCCCTGTCCTGCTCGGCCATGCATTTCCATATGCTTCGGTTAACTGCTGGACCGGGACGCTCCCGCAGGATCAACCGTTCGGTGGCTATACTCGGTGTAGAACCTATTCGGGAGGTTGATGGGATGCCGTTGAACGCAGACGGGACCGTGAGAGACTTTACGGCCGACGAGATGCCGCCGTGGTGCGAGTCTCCGTCAGGATGGTCCAACACTGGTCCCGGAGGGTTCGGTTGGTACTGCCGTGACTGTTCCTTCGCCAACATCTACGGGCCGCGACGGCACGGAAACGATGACCCTCGCTCATGGTCTGTGGCGGCGAAGATCGCCCACGGGTATCCAGTGTCGAGGGATGAAATGTGGTACCACGAGCATCGTCACGACAACCCGCCACCCTGGTTGACGAATCCTGACTATCTCCGGGCGCATGGGATGGCGTCAGCGTGACGGACGGAACGGGAAGCGTCCCAGGAACATGGTTCATAGGCGAAAACCGCCTAGACGGGCGCCGTGAAGAGGTCGTAGTTTCAGAGGTGGCGCTGAGCGCGCCAGATTTTGCGCTGGCGATGCGAGTCGCTGAGCAGACGTATGGCGATGGGGAAGACACCCACAAGGTTGCCGATCAGGTCATGGCGAACCAGTTGGAGGCTCTCGGGTTCGGTGCGGGTGTCGCCATCTGGCGTGAGATGCCGAAGTGGTACGCGTGACCTTCTTCCTGCTGTTGTGCCGAGAGTGCTACGGCGAAGATCCGATACCGTTCGGCAGTGCCGAGGAACGGGGACGTTGGGCCTCTGAACACCGCAACGCGACGGGTCACGATAAGTGGTTCGTCAAGGATGTAGCGGAGGCATCGGCATGACCACGGCCGACTCCTTCCCGCCCGTTCCCTGCGATGTCTGCGGTGCTGATGTCCCGTACATCGCCTTGACTCCTTCCTTCCACGACCCATCCGTCGTCGGTCACCGCGAGTGTGTGGCGGGCGACCTTTGTGGGGTGTGCAAGCGACCTATAGGCGACGGGTGCTCATGGTCCCAGTTCGTCGGCAAGTCTTGGCGGGGACACAAGAATTGCGCTCAAAGCGAAGCCGCCAAGTACGTACTGGTGCTCCGTGCCGACATCGAGTCCGTCCTAGACAGCGTGGGTTCTCAGGAGTACGGACTGGGTGAAGCGGGCGACCGTCTTGCGGATGCGCTTGAAGTGAAGCCGTGACCTTCCCCAACGGTCAACCCTGCCCGAAGTGCGAAGGCACTGATACCTATAGCATCGGTCAAGGCGAGGCGGGAGACTTCGGAATGGACCATGAGTTCTACGTGCTCGGGTGTCGTGACTGTTGGAATGAATGGGACATCCCGAAGTGACGAAGCCGCAGAACGAGGAGCGGTTCCCCTTCGCCCTTTGTTGCGGTCGTGCCTTTTATCCGGGCGACCCGACGAAGTGGCTCCGTCACTGTGAGTCGGCTCATCAAATCGATCTGTTGGGGAAGCAAACGTGACCAAACCTCACAACGGCCGCGTGACACCGAAGCGAGTACAGGGTGGTCCCGTCATCCTCGGTCCCCATTCTGGTCCCGTCATCCTCGGTCCCCATTCGGAACCGGAGGGTCGGGAACTGCTCATCCCCGCCAGTCGTATCAAGCCGAGGGATCAGGAGAAAGTCATTATTGGCTGGCCTCACCCCGAGGACGTGAAAGCCAAGTTTATGCGCTCCATGCTGTTCCTGTTCCAATATGACGCGGTGGGGCGACGGGGACCGGATGGCAGGAAACTGGGTGGGAAGCAGAGGATCGTGAACGGTGGCGGCTCCCTTGACATGGAGGGGGGTGCCACGATTGCACGAAACCGGAACCGGCTGGTTGACATGTTCCTGAAAGAGTCGGACGCCGACTGGTTGCTGCAAATCGACACGGATATGGTGTTCGACCCTGACCTGGTGGAACGGTTGGTGGAGGCGGCGCACCCGGTGGACCGGCCGATTGTCGGTGGCCTGTGTTTCGCTGTGATGAACGACCAGTCGCGGACGATCTGGCCGACGCTGTATGCGTTCGTGCCCGGTGTTCAACGGTTGCGGCGACTCACCCAGTACCCCGCGGACACGCTGATCCCAGTGTCCGGTACCGGTGCCGCCTGCCTGCTGGTGCACCGCACCGTGCTTGAGGCGATGCGGGACGCCCGGACCCCTGAGGGCCGGTTGAGGTTCCCGCCGCCAAGGCCGTGGTTCGATGAAACCAAGTTCTATGAGATCGGGGATGACGGGCAGGCGATACAGGAAACCGGCGACGAATATTCGGAAGATCTGAGCTTCTGCTTGAGGGCACAGGCTCTCGGGTTTGCTGTCCATGTTCACACCGGGGTCCGGTTGGGACACGTCAAAAGTTTCACCGCCGATGAGGGCCGGTTCATTGCGGAGTCGGAGTCGTTGCAGGAGGCGTGCCGACCGGCGCTTCCCACCTACGCGGTGATCGCCTCCAAGGACCGGCCGGAGATGCTGGCGACACTGGTGGCGCAACTTGCCGACCAATGCACAACCGTTTTCATCATGGACAACGGGTACGAGAACCTGCCGCACCCCCCGAACGTGGAACACCAGATCGTTGACTGTCACGGTTGGTCCCTGACCTCGATGTGGGAACGAGGTTGGCAGTTGGCATGGGAAGCGGCCGACACGGAAGGCGCACCCCTTTTCAACCTGCTTGTCCTGAACGACGACACCGAAATACCATCCGATTTCGCGGCGCGCCTTGAGGCAGCGCTACGGGTGTCCGACGATCATTGGATCAGTTACCCTAACCACCGGGAGATGGAACTTCCCCCTGAGGGGTTCGCCCGCACCCAGTCCGATTCGATGGCGGGTCAGACGATGAGCGGGTTCGCCTTCATGGTGCGCGGTGAGGTCAGTGACCGGCTCCGGTTCGATCCGCAGTTCGCTTGGTTCTATAGCGATAGCGATCTTGAACGACAGACCCGAGAGGCGGGAAGGTTCACAGTCTGCGTGAACACGGCTGTTCGCCATCTTGAACCCATGAAGTCTACCGTCGAGAGTGCCGAAAGAACGGCGCTGGCGTGGGGTGACGAGGCGCGTTTTGCGGCCAAGTGGGGGCTGGATGTGGAATCGCTTTGGATGCACCAGAACCGCGACAAGTTACCCTTGTTGTCATCGGCCGCCGTATGTACCGACTAAGATGTAGGAGTCAAGGGCCGGGGCACGGCTGTAACCGCCCCCGGCCAGGTCAACACCCAAGGAGGGGTGCCGACATGCCAAAGGGTACATGGTCAGGACGTGTATACAAGAACCCTGTCCACCAATGCGAACGAGAAGGATGCTCAACGCTCACTCGCAAGCGACGGTTCTGTAGCGATGTATGCAGATACTCTGCCTTACCATCCGAAAGATTTTGGGCTAAGATCAGTAAGGACGGTCCCGTTCCTGTCAATCGTCCCGACTTGGGTCCCTGTTGGATCTGGACTCCTAAGGGGAATTCTCACGGATACGGGGTCTTTACCATCGGGAACAGTCGTCGCGGCGCTCATGTGGTTTCGTATGAATGGGCCAACGGGTTGATACCAGATGGTTTGCAGATAGACCATTTATGTCGAGTTCGGCGTTGCGTCCGTCCCTCCCATTTGGAAGCCGTACCAGCGGCCGTGAACAAGGAGCGAGGCGAATCTCCGGCTGCCCGGAATGCTCGGAAAACCCACTGCTCTACATGCGGGAGGGCTTTAAGCGGGGAGAATTTATATAGACAACCCGGTAATGGATACCGGAGTTGTGTTGCCTGCCGAGCGGTCGCTGATGCTCGTTATGTCGCAAAGAGGCGCCTGGTAGGAGCATCAGACCGTCCTCCTATTTTGGCGCAGCGGAAGGCGACAGTGAAGTGAAGGGCTCTCGGGCTTTTTCGCAACCCCACTACGACGAGATCGTAGCGACGGATCGTAGGTTGTGGAAGATGTCAGTGGCTCGGAATGTCCACGGTGGGTTGACCGAAGTGACGCTTTCCTATTACCGGAAATACTGTGGCGACAAGGGAGAGTATTTCCTGACGCCAGAAGAAGCGATGGAGGTCGTGAAGCACAAGGATCATGGCTTCCGCGAGGCGTGCGAGCGCCTGGCGGAGTCGCGGGAACCTGACCGTTATGAGATAACGGGATGAGAATGGCTTTCTTCCAAGTGTCGGACGAACTTCTCTGTGAGGTACTCGGTGGCAACTCGCTTGAGTTGACATCAAAGGAAGACCTCAAGCGGGCTCTTTGTATGCCGTCTACTTCGCAGATCGTCTCCCTTTCCGGTGTGGATCGGTGGGGATTCGTGGAGGTATGCGCCAGAGACTCCGATCTCCCCGAGGCCGACGTACCTCATAGGCTCGATCCCATATTGACTCGTATGGACATTGGCACCGAGCACGAGTGGGTACGGTGGGATTGGAACGTCAAGCCGTGATCGGCCTCGCCTACATCTCGGATCGCGGTGACCTGTACCTGCCGCAATGCGAGGATTCGTTGAACGCCCATCTACGACCGATCAACGAGTCGGTGGTCATTGACGACCGGGACCACACTCTCGGTATGGCGGGAGCGGTACAAGCGGCATGGGACTGGGCACTGACGGCCGAAGTCGACTATTTGCTGGCCGTTGAGGAAGACTTCGTTTTCCTTGCCGACGTGGACCTGTCCATGTTGGCTGCGATCCTTGACTGGGACCAGACGCTCGCACAAGTGGTGCTTCTGCGGGAGCCGTTCTCCCCGTTGGAGATCGCGGCGGGTGGCATCGTCCACCTTGACCCGTTCCTTTACACCGAGGAATCGTTCGGTCCTGGCTGCACGTTTCTTCGCCACGGTGCGATACGGGACTGGGGATGGTCATGTAACCCTTGTCTGATCCCTCGGCGGGTGTTGGAGATGAGTTACCCGGACACGAACGAGCAGGGGATGACCCGCCAGTGTCTTGACGCTGGCCTCCAGTTCGCCTTCTATGGTGCCCGTGACGATCCGCCGCGGTGCCGACACATCGGAGCGGTACGAGGACAAGGGTGGCGGTTATGACAGTGCACGTCCTGTTCTGGACGGTGATCGCTGTCATGGTGCTGCTGGGTGTTGCCTTCCCGTTGTGGATGGCATGGCGGTGGATTCACGACAACGCGGTGCGAGGACAAGGACGGAAACGGTGACTCATCCATTGCTTGTTAAGGCACGCGAGGCACTGGACGCCACGCCCTGCCAGGTAGGACCGATCCTCGGGATCGCCTTCCGTGCCCGAGCGCAGGCCGACCTCGGACAGTTTTGCTCCTGCCTTGAACCTGAACTTGTCGGGATGGACCTGCTCTGCGGAGCCTGTTTGCTCAACAACAAGGACCAGGAGCGGCGGCGGGTGGTCGAGATGGTGCGAGCGCACGACTTCGTTGACAACGGGATGGGCCTGAGAATGTGCAAGGTCTGTTCCATGTGGGACACCGACTCTCGCCATCATGGCGTCAACGCCGTGGGTCGGTGCTCATGGGGAGAGGAGGTACGGCCGTGTGCGAAGGTTCCGACCCCCAACGTGAAGCAGTGAAGGCGTGGCTGGCAGCGGTCGGCGCAGTAGAAAGTGCTCAGCGGCAACTCGCCCAAGCACAGCAGCATCTAGCCGAAATCCAAGGAGGGATGTCGTGAACCAGTTGACCCTCAAGCGAATCTGCGCCGTGGTTGCCATCGTGGCAGCGGTGTTCGTGCTCATCATTGGCATCGGGTCGCACCCGAACGGCCACGACTTCACGGTGGCCGTGTTCGTCGGCCTGATCGCGCTCGGTATCGGGGAACTGCTCTAGCGTGTTTCCTCCCAGCAAGAGGTGCCCAGAGGATCAGGAGGCGTGGGACAGTCTGGACACCTCTTGCTCTTGTGCTAACAAGGCCGTTGATCGTGTAGACGTTATATGCATCGTCGCAGCACCTAGACCAACCAAGGTGGGGGTGCCGTTTTGTTCGACAATCGTCCGTCCCTTTGTTGATCTGACCTGTGGGTCATGCGGGTTAACCGAGCAAGTTCCAGCACCCGTCACAAGGCGTGAGCGTCTGACCGAGGAATCGCGGGTTCTGTTGGCCGAAGTTTTAGCCGAATCAGAACGGTGGCAGTCCTATCTTGATGTGTGTCGGGATGTTCATGGTGTGTCACCTAATTACCTTGTATGGTCCGATTGACAATGCAATACGCTGGGAAGGTTCGGGCGATCCTCGGTGCTGGCGCCCACGGGCAGGAACTGGCGGCTCTCTACCCTGACGCTGTGCTCTGCGACGACAACCCGGAGCTATCCACCTACGCCGTGAACGTGTACGCCGGAGCCGACTTCGTGATCGGGGCCGCGTGGCCGAAGACACGACGCCAGATTGCCGCCAGAGCCGTACAGGAGGCCGCGTCAGGCGTTGTCGTGTTCCCCGGTGCCTACGTGTCCCCCTCGGCCGTTCTGGGGCGTCACAGCCATGTCGGGCCGAACGCCACCGTGAGCCACGGTTGCCGTGTCGGTGAGTTCGTGAACATCTGCCCCGGTGTCGTCCTCGGGGGCGAAGTGACCGTAGAGGACGACGTGTTCATCGGGGCAGGTGCGGTGGTGATCCACGGTGGCATCACGATCGGCAAAGGGGCCGTCATCGGTGCTGGTGCCGTGGTGATCCGTGACGTGCCAGCCGGCGAAACGATGGTCGGCAACCCAGCTCACCGATCACACCTGTACCGTTCCGCGAGGGCTTGGGCCGGCTGAGCGGTGGAAGCCATCAGCGACGACCGAGCCAGGTTGGCCGACCAGACAAAGGGATGGTTGTTTCCCGACGAAGGACCGTTCCTTCGTTCCCTCGCCCTACGTTGCTCCGGTCCATACCTGGAGGTTGGGTCGTACTGCGGGAAGTCGACCATCTGGATCGGTGATTCCGCCGAGGCGAACGGCACCGTGCTGTTCGCCGTCGACCACCATCAAGGCTCCCCTGAGATGGCACCGGATCGTGACTGCCATGACCCGGAAATGGTGGACGGTGACGGGGCGCACGACACGCTGCTCGCCTTCCGTCGAACCATCCGCGCTGCCTGTCTGACCAACACCATCATCCCGGTGGTGGCCGCCACGGCTACGATCGGGCCGTTGTGGGCGCTGCCGGTCGGGTTCGTGTTCATCGACGCCGCCCACGACTACGCCGGTTGCAAACTCGACTCGAACACTTGGCTTTCACGGCTGACCATCGGCGGATTGGCGGCCTTCCATGACACCACTATCCCTGCGATCGCCCAAGTGGTCGATGAGGCCGCCGCATCGTCACGGTTCGATGAGATTGAGGGTTGCCACACCATTCGTGTGCTGCAACGCGTCCAGTGAACCTCGTCGGGGTAGCCATGTTCAAAGATGAAGCTGATATCGCGGAGCTGATCCTGCGTCACATGTTCGCTGAGGGCATGACCCGGATCATCGTGGCCGACAACATGTCCTCGGATGGCACCCGTTCGATCCTCGACTCCCTGACGACCGAGTTCCCGTTGACCGTCGTGGACGACAACGACCCCGCGTTTTACCAGTCGGCCAAGATGACACGCCTAACGGAGATGGCGGGCGAAGATTTCGGGGCGGACTGGGTGGTCCCGTTCGACGCCGACGAATGGTGGTACGCCACGGAGGGCGGAACGATAGCCGACGTGCTGAACGAGGCTCCGGTGCCTGTCCTTCGTGCCCCCACGTTTGAGATGGTTCCGCAACCGGACATCGACGGTGACGACCCGGACCCGACCCGACGCATCGTCCACCGGCTCCCCGACCGGAAGCGGTGCATGAAAGTGGCGTTCCGGTATGAGCCGGGTGTCCGTGTCTGGCAGGGGAACCATCAGGTGGACCATTCCGGTGCCGACCGCGGCCTGATCGGTGACCTCCACATCAAAGAGTTCCAGTACCGCTCGTTCGCCCATCTGGCACACAAGGTGCGGATCGGGAAAGCTGCCTACGACGCCACCAACCTCGCCTTGACGGAAGGCAAGCATTGGCGTGACCTCGGGGCGTTGACCGACGCCGACCTCGAGGTGTGGTGGAAAGAGTACGTGAGCCAACAGGTCGTGCTGGACCCGTGCCGACGATAGCGGCGCTGATCGTTTCGCTGCCCGAGCGGGCGCATCTTCTCACCGAATGTCTCGCCAGCGTCCACGCGCAAACCCGTCAACCGGACGACATCGTGATCGGCATCGACCCTCGGCGGTTGGGTGAGTGCCGCAATATGGAGCGATTGCAACGTTCTACGGATTGCGAATGGTATAGTTTTCTTCACGACGATGATCTAATGCATCCCGAACATCTCGCTCTTGCCGAGAAGTTTATGGACGATCACGATGTGATCGTGGCAAGGTTCACTCTTGAGGGACGCCCCCGAGAAAGCATGGAGCCCTTTCATTCTGATTTTGAGGATCTCCGTAGGACTAACTGGATTAGTTCACCATCCTGCGTTATTGCTCGATCATCGGTGTGTGATCGATGGGTAGGACCCCAGAACGGGCGTCATTGGAATGACTGGGCTCAGTGGAATTACCTACTGGACAAGGGCGCTCGGTTTGTAGATACTGGAACTATATCCGTGACCTGTCGATTCGGATCTTGGGGCAATGGTTCGTGGCACGCATGATAGTTAGATGGTTTTCCAGATCTGACGCCGTAAGATCTGTCCTATAAGACTAGCCGAGACTCCATACTGTTGGGCTATGGCCGACTTTGACATTGGCGGGTTGGTCTCGGCGTAGGAATCTCTGATTGCTAGCACCTGAAGATTAGTAAGTTTGGCCTGACCATTTGCCTCGCCTGGCGAGGAAACGAGCCGTCCACGGTTCACCTTGTCGTCCATGTTGGACTGTGGCGTGCCGAGATAGAGATGTTCCAATGCCACGCAAGGCGGCGTGTCGCATGTGTGGCACACAATATGCCCAGATTGGATCGGTCCCATCTGGGATCTCCATGCCCAAATGTGTGACTGTATCGTGATTTTTTTGCCATTCTCGCGATAACCGAACATCCCATATCCACCTGAATAGCCATGATGGCTAGGTTGTTTGGGGTATGTTCCTCCAGTCCAGAGTCGGCAACCCCTTTCATCAGGTGGTGCTACCTTAGATAGGAACCGTTCTTGGGGTGAGGGACGTGTCGATTGACGGTCTTCCTTGGAAGTGTGTCTGTACCAGAACCTGTAGTGAATGGAACATAGTCCTCGATACACCACGGGGTGTGGGCATCCCGTGGTGATGCAGGAAAGTGGCCTTGCTGATGCGTAAGGCAGTACGGTAATCATACTGCATGTTACCATGATGCCTGACGTAGGATCATCTTGTTGTGATGATAATAGTCATGCCCTCCCGAACCCTAAGGTGGTGATCCAGTAGATGCCAAGTCCCGTCACCACTTACACGGACCTGAACACCATGAAAGCCTGGTTGGGGATCCCCGCCGACAACACTGACAACGACGCCAAGGTCACGGCCGCCATCGCCGCCGCGTCCCGTTCCGTGGACAACTACTGTCAACGTCGGTTCTGGTTGGACACGGTGCTCACGGCCCGTACATTCCAGCCCTACGACCTACTCATGCTCGACCTGTGGTGCGACGGACCGGGTGGTGACATCGGGAGCCTCACCGGCCTGACGGTGGCGTGCGACACGTCCGGTGACGGAACCTACGAAACGGTGTGGTCCACAACCGATTTCCAGCCGCTCCCTGTCAACGCCCCCTACGCGTATGCGGAGCCGAGGCCGTGGACGAAACTGCGGGCGGTGGGGACCAAGACCTTCCCGTGGTTGGTGAACACCTGGCTCACCCACCTGAACCGGGTGCAGGTGACCGCACTGTGGGGGTGGCCGGAGATCCCCGAGGATGTGATAACCGCCACCAAACTGAAAGCGGCACGCATCTTCCACCGCAAAGACTCGGTGCAAGGTATCGCCGGGTTCGGGGAGTTCGGTGCCGTGAAGTTGTCACGCGGTGAGGACAGTGACGCCATGCTTCTCCTGACCCCCTACATGTACATGTCGATCCTGGTCGGTTGACGTGGATGTCACCGCGCTCCGACAGGAGTTGCAGGAACGGTTGGAGAACATCGTCGGTCTGACCGCCTTCGGGACGGTGCCGGCGAAACCGATCGTGCCGTGCGCCATTGTCCGCATCGGCACCATCAACTACCAGGACACGCTCACCCTCGGGTCGGCGGAAGTGAATTTCACGATCCAGATTCTCGTCCAAATGTCGGATTGGCCGTCCATGCAGAACGCTCTCGACCTGTACCTGTCCACAGGGAACGCCGAGTCGATATCGGATGCCGTGGAGGCCAGTGACCTGCAAACACAAGTCGACCGGGCGGAACCGGTGTCGATGATCGACTACGGAACGGTGTCGTACGGGTCGGTGACCTTCTACGGCCGGATGTTGGTGGGATGAGTCTTGCTGTCACCGGGTACGACGTGGCCCGGAAACTGAAAGCGGCGGCGGACGGGCTCCCGAAGGCGGCGCAGCAGGGTGTCGTGAAAGCGGCGGCGCTGATGGAAGTGGCGGTGTCGGTGTCGTCCGGCAAGTACGCGGGGAAACGGATCGTCAAAACCAAGACCCTCCTGCTACTGCCGATCGGGGCGGAAGTGAAAATGGTGTCCCGCAAGGCGCACCTGCTCGACCACGACACGAAGGGCCATGAGATCGTCCCGAAGAACGCGGCGTTCCTGGTGTTCCCTGACACGGCCAACACAAGCGCCACGCACCGACGCAGTAGCAGCGGGCTGGCGTTCGCTGAGGCTGTGAAGCATCCGGGGACGACAGGTAAGTTCATGTGGGAGAAGGCGCTGCTGGCGGCGACCCCGAAAATGGAGGCGATTATGAACGAGTCCATCGGCAACCAGTTCGTGAAGCAGTTCCTGTGACCGCCCATTTTTGCGCCTGCCGACTCTGCACCCCGGCGCTGGTGCTGCCCCCAGGTGACACCCGCCGCAACGAGTTCCACTACGGCGCCCGTTTCGGGGATCACGGCCACACGGTCCTCAAGGACGGCGTTCCTGTCTCCTTGGTATATGAGGTGGACACGAAGGCGGGGATTGCTTGGCGCTATCATGGCGACCCGAGACACATCTGTTGCCGCCAAGAGCCGACGATAGACGAGAACGGTGACCAGCGATCGAATGTCGGCGTGTGCTCATACCTCGACGCCGGAGTCTTCACCGTCAAACGCAAATCGGAGTCGGTCCATGTCTGAGCAGACTGAAGGCCACGTCGAAGATTGCAGTTGCTGTGATTGTGACCCCACCGATTGGGATCGGGTTGCCGAAGTAACTGCCATTGACGACGAGATCAAGGTCTACCTGGTGAACGGCGCTGGTCGTGGTCATAGATGCGCCTGTCGATTGTGTGACCCGACATTGGAGCCACCTATCAGTGGTCATCGACCGGGTTTTCACAACACCAAGTCGGCTGTTTGTGGACCCACGATTGATTTCCCCTTTTACCGCAGGGTCGCCGTTCTCAAGGATGGTGTCGAACTAACCCACTGTTTCGCTGTTGACTTGGACGCTGGAAAGGCGTGGGTGTGGGGAGTCAGGAATGGTTCTAGGCATCTGTGCAACCATCCAGGGGTTCTGAACGCTGCCCCATGCTGCGTGGTTGAGACAGGCGATCTCAGTGTCGAGTGGGTCAAGCGCGAGATCAGACCATTCCGTCCGGTGTCTGCCTGATCCTTGCGGATCCTCATAGTCCACCCTGGTGCTGCCTTCTCGGTGGCCGACGTTTACAACGGGTGGCGGGAAGCCTTCCGAACCCTTGGCGTCGAAGTCGCGTCCTTCAACCTTGACGACCGCATGGCCTTCTACGCATCCGCCGGCCGAATGTCCAAAGGCGGCGAGTTCGTGGAAATGCTGGATGAGATGGGCGCCATCCGCCTGGCCGCCAAAGGGATCGAAGCCGCCTGCTTCGAGATGTGGCCGGATGTGCTCATGGTCGTGTCCTGCTTCTACATTCCCCTCGACCTGCTCGACCTCGTTCGGGCACGGGGGATCAAAGTGGTTCTCGTCCACACCGAGGAACCGTATGAGATGGACCGGGAACTGGTGCGAGCTGCCCACGCCGACCTGAACCTGCTCAACGACCCCACCCATCTCGACACGTTCAAGGCGGTCGGCCCGTCCGTCTACATGCCGCATGCCTACCGCCCCACGTTGCACACACCCGGCCCCGCGGTGGCGAGCATGGCATCCGATTTCTGTTTCGTCGGCACCGGGTTCCCGAGTCGGGTCACGTTCCTCGAGGCCGTCGACTGGTCAGGCATCGACGTGGCGCTGGGCGGCATGTGGCAGACGTTGACCCCCGGCTCCTGCCTGCACCCGTTCGTCGGTCACGCGCTGGAGGCATGCATGGACAACCGGGAGACGGTGGACGCGTACCGCTCAGCGAAAGTGGGGGCCAACCTGTACCGCCGCGAAGGGGAACGGGACGGGTTGTCGGAAGGATGGTCGATGGGCCCGCGTGAAGTCGAGATGTCGGCAACGGGCCTGTTCTTTCTGCGGGAGTCGAGGGGCGAAGGCGACACGGTTCTCTGGATGCTCCCCCGGTTCGACGGTCCCGCCGAGTTCGAGGACAAACTGCGCTGGTACCTGGCGCGACCGGACGCCCGCTCGGCGCTGGCCGACAAGGCCCGTGAGGCGGTCATCGACCGGACCTTTGAGGCCAACGCTCAAGCACTCCTGCAAATGCTGGGTGCGCTGAATCCCTTGCGTCCCTGATTCTCGGGAATCGAGGTAGTAGCATAAGACCGCCCGTGATCCTCACGGATCGGTGTAAACATTTCACGGAAGGAATGGGTACATGCCCCGTTTTCACGGTAGGTTTGGGTCGATCTACGTCGATGTCCCCGGTTTGGGTTCAGCACCCGTTCCGGTGGTCAACATCTCCAAATGGAGTCTGGACCGTACCACCGACATCGTTGACGTGACCGCCCTTGGCGATGTCAACAAGACGTACGTGGTCGGCCTCCCGGACGCCAAGGGCACCTACACCGGGTTCATGGACGACACCGCGGCAGACCTGTACGCGGCAGCATCCGATGGTGTCGCACGCGGGTTCTACCTGTATGCGAAACTGCCGAAGCCGTACTTCTACGGTCTGGCGTTCTTCTCGCAGTCGCAGTCCGGTGGCGTCACCGAGGCCGGGGCCATCTCTGGCACGATCACCGCTGCCGGAACCATCACGCAGGTCAAGTAAATGCGCGGCGTTTTCACCTACGAGGGGAAGAAGTACCGGCTGGGTGACATGACCCTAAAGGAGGTCGAGGCCGTTGAGGCCGCCACCAACGTCGCCTACGTTTTCCTGAACCCGTTGGCGAACATGGGTCACAAGGTCGCCTACATGACCTGCTTCCTCATGCGTGACCACAAGGACGAGGTGGCGAAGGCGCTGGTCGCCAAGATCACTCTCACCGAGGTCGAGAAGATGTGGACCTTGGAAGAGGATGACATGCCGGACATGTATGAGGACGGCATCCCTTCTCCGGTGGGCGAACCTGGGACCCCTACGTCATAGCGTTCGCCCGACCCCCGTACAACTGGCCTCCGAGTATCACTCGGAAGCAGAGCCTTCGGGACCTGCAACTTCTTCTTGAAGCACAAGAGTAGGGAGCCGTCTGAGTGATTCCTAGCGGTTGGGTTCCCTTGAGTGAGCAGGGTTCCGAAGTGTGGCGGTTCGTGATGCCAGTCTTGGAACTGGTGCGTTTCGGCGCGCCCGTCCACGGGTTGTGGTGCCCCCGCTGCGCCGTCCCGTCTGCGGCGTGTCAGCGACTGTGTGTCGTGTCGGGCCTCACAGTCCACTCAGCACATGACGTGACGGTCTGCGAGGATTGTGGCGGCTTCAGTGTCCGTCAGGTGGACCCGTGGACATAGTTCAACGCCTGTCCGTTCTCATCGGTGTCCCTGGTGTCGCCCAAGTGGTGTCCGATGTCACGAAGGTCGCCAAATCGTTTGAGACTGAGGCGGTCGCGGCCGATAAGGCGGCTGTCGCCATCGCCAAGCAAGCGGCGGTCACGGATCAGGCGGCGAAGTCGGCAGCCGCTTTGGCATTGGAGAACGCCAAGCAGTCGGGCGGTGGTGGGGCGGGGAGTGCCGAGGCGTTGGCGCTGTCGGATGCCACCGATAAGGCGAAAGTGTCGAAGTTGGCGTCCAGGGCGGCGTCGGATCAGTTGGCGGTGTCGGAGGCGAACGCTGCCGCTGCCACGCAAGGTTTGGGGACCGCTGCCGGTGGTGCCGATCCGCTGCTCGCCAAACTGGGGATCAGCGGTGCGAGTGCCGGTGAGGCGTTCGCCGGCATAGCCAGCACGGTCGGCCCGGCGATCTTGCTTCTCAGCGGATTGAAGACCCTGAAAGATGGGGTCACCAACTTTGAGAACTTGACGGATCAGGTTCGTAAGTTCCAGTTGGCGACTGGCGCCAGCGCTGGTCAAGCATCCCTACTGATCGGCCAGTTGAACACTCTCGGGATCGACACCGATCTTGCTGACAAGGCGATGTTCCGGTTGGGGTCATCGCTCGGTGACGGGACAACGAAACTCGGTCAGTACAACGTGCAGGTTGCGCGCACGAAGGACGGCAACGTTGATGTCGTCCAGACGTTCGAGAATGTGCGGAACGCTTACAACGCGTCCGCTGACGCTGCGACAAAGGACGCCATAGCGAAGGCCGCGGCATCTCGCGGTGGTGCCGCCCTGCTCCCCTTGTTGAATCTTACGGTGGAGGCACAAAACAAACTCAACGCGGCGACGAAGGCTCGCGGCGAGTTCCTGTCTCAGTCTGACGTAGATCATGGATACAGCCTTAAAGTGGCGTCGGCTGAGATGGCCCTATCCTTTCAAGGGCTGGAACTTTCTTTGTCCAAGGGGATCATCCCTGATCTTGAGGCAGCAGTTTCAAGTGTTTCCAAACTGGTGGATTTGGTCACGAAGGCGTCGAGTACGCCTCTCGGAAAGTTCGGCTCACGCGAGACGTTGGACATTCTCACGCTCGGACTCAATGAGGTTGTGCGAGCGACCTCGGCTAAATCGGCGGCGGACACGGCGGCGCAAATCAAGGCCGATGAGCACACCAAATCCGTTGAGAGTCTTACAGCCGCGGTCACCAAAGAGTTCGATGCTGTCAAGTCGAACGATGCCGCCAACCGCTCCTACAACCAAGCGTTGCTGACGCAGACGAAGGCGCAGGAAGCACTCAGCAAACTGGAGAAGGATGGGCCGGTCGATCTGAAGGCGGTCGCCTCGGCTCAGAAGGAGGTCACGAACGCGGCGAAGG